GCAGAACTTAAATCAAGAGAAGCTATATAGATGTGTTCACCAAAAGGAACTCTTTTAAGAGGACCTAATTGATCAGTTGTCCCATCCATAGGTCATTTAGAGAAAACTCTAAATAGAAACTTATGTAAAGGATTAAGTGATCATTGGGTGAACGCATCAACCATAGCAAATACTCTCATTTTCCCAGCTGGTTCCGGTTTTATTTCTAATGACCCTAAATAAGGGGTCTTAAGATAATTATCAGGACCAAATTGGATTGTATTTCTAAGCATCATGGCTATGTTTCTCGTTCCAGTAAAATCATGTGAATATGTTTTACAAAAAGCTATTAAAATATTAAAAAAATTTAATATTGCATAACTTTTAGTAAATTTATTCATAAATTTTATAGACAAAGCTAATTCCCTATTTCAAGGTTCAGAATAAGTATAAATACCTCTCATCAATGATAAGAGACTTGTACTATATTCTGTTTTCCCTCTAACCGAGGGACTTGAAGTAAGAATTTGAAACGGATTTCCTGGTAATAAAACCTTTGGTACTCTAATAAATCATTTAAGAAAAGGATCGATATAACTTTCAAAAGTTAATGGATCTACTGTTCCTGAATAAGGATCGGTAATTGTTTTAAAGGAGATAACTCCTTTATAATCAATATTTCTATAAATGGAAAATAGAGTAGTCCAAAGTCTTATAACATATGGATCACCGTTTCTAATTGCTTTTCTATATATAGATGGGATTACCTTTGGTAATCCAGAATTAGTTCTTCGAACTCGAATTCCTAATTCACCTATATCCGGAATAACATAGCCCCCAAGGGATTGCTGCAACATGATAGAACAAGCCTTGGTGTATTTAACTACACCAGGTTTCCCCATCTTGTTGTGTAATTCATTAACGAATCGCAATCAAACTATAATGGCTTTGATACTGGCTTTTGTGGGTCGACCTCCTGTAAGGTACATCTGTCTTATCAGATGAACAATACAAGATCGTCCTCCATTTCTGAAGAACTCAGTAGAAAGATTTAACATCCCTAAATTGGATTTACTTCATTTGAAGAAATTTCAATTAATCATTAATAAATGGTTTCGGATTCCTCCGATTTGGGTGTTATATCTGTCAGTCTTTGTCCTATATTCTTAAAAAGAATAATAGGGAAGGAACTGCCTGTTGACCAGGAGGGTAACAAACCCTTTTGGTTTACTATAGAAAGCTATGCTTCTATAGTAGCCTCAATTAAATTGAGGTAATTCTACTACATTCTCAGATAATTGGCACTATCATTTAGTGTCTAATGCCAGATTCCATTTAACCATCATAGTTAAACAAAATCTTTTTATCTGGTAATTATAATAACTATCCACCTTCTCCCATCCTACACTATTCTCATTTTCCAAAGTGAGGATAATGCGTGTTTGGGTGTACGTTTTTACAACGCGGAGTGGCCCTGGCTACAATATATAAAAGATAAAGAGTCAATTATACCCATAGCTTGCGGACGGTCCGGCGTCGTTTCTTCCATATCCAATGGACGAGAAGATGAAGTACTTCCGAAAAGGGCAGGTATATTGATACTAGGATCCTGAATTGGATCCTAAAACCCTAGTATCATTAATGACCTAAGGACAAATATGTCTGCCGGGTCAGGTGATTAGGCTCAGTCGATTATATTATAATCATTGATGGCCCTGGATGATATTCGTACACATTTGGAAATTACGAACCCTAGTGTAAATAAAACTAGGTTGAAGAAGAACCATCTTCTACCGTAATTCCCATTTGTAACCAAATATGAACCAGGATCTGAAAATAAATGTAGTATAATCCCCGCTTTCAATTGGATCAAACCCTATAATTGGAACTTAACACACGATGGGATGTTTAAACCCCTAAGGTGTGGAAAGAATAAGTTCTAATTATTTTTGAATCCCGAGAGCAAAAA